GCAAATTCAAATCAAACAAGCAATCAATGGCAATAACAGTAACAAGTAGCCCTGCGCCTTATTCGTCAATGCACGATAACTTGTGGTTCGTTTCAAGTTCTAACAATAGCGGAACTACAAACTTTAAGTTTGTTTATGATGTCTATATAAACGGCAGTCAGGTAATTAGGTCAAAAGTATTCCCTGCTCCAAGTGCAGAAGGTAGTTATGGGGTGTTTAACGCTTCTCCAATGGTTAGAAGTTTCGTAACTAATTACTTTGAGCCTTCTGGCAATTCAATACTTGTAGCATCAAACGATAAGATTAAAGTAGATTACCAACTAAGAATAGGGGAAGAGGTAAGCGGTGTAACGACTACTAACTTAGCTTCCGGCAACTTCTCAGCCTACAACTTTGTACCGCCATTGTTTGCTGATGTGTTCCTGACAAAGAACCAGACCCCGTTAGTATTATCGGACTATTACGATAATTTACTATTGGAAAACTTTACCGATGACTTCTTAACAGAACGTGATACGGATAACATAACGCTTGAATACGGAGATAACTTTTACATTACGTTCCTACGAATAGCAACGGGCGGTTATTCTGCTTGGGTTGAAGTAGTAGGACAAAATGAAGCAGTTACTAATACAGTATCGGGTAACATAACCTTGAACGGACAATTTAATATGTTTAACCTACAAGCAGGGCATATAAACGATTGGGCATCTGGAACTATAATCAACGAGAATACTTACGGCTATAATTTCTATTTAAAAAGAGGAATAGCAAAGACAAGGGTTATTAAGATAAGACATAAGTGCTATCCTAAATACCAACAATTTAATTTAGAGTTCCTAAATAGATTAGGCGGTTGGGATACAAAGAAGTTTGCACTTGTAAACAGAAGGTCAAGCGAATATCAAAGAGCATCATACAGGCGCAGCGATTGGCAGCTTGTAGGTGGGCAAATGACAAATATAGATGGATTTAACAGATATAACGAAACGACTTTTAACTATGCTATTCAGCATAAAGATAAATATAGGCTTACTTCTGATTGGGTTAGCGAACAGGATTATTCGTGGTTGGCGCAGCTTGTATCGTCTCCTATTGTTTATATGGAGGTACTTGGTGCTTACTTCCCTGTTACCATAACGACAACCAATTACGAGTATAAACTAGAAAGCGCAGACAAACTATTTAACTTTGAAATTGAAGTAGAAGTAGGCAAATACTTAACAAGCCAATTCAGATAATGATTAGTACTGAAATATACATAGAAGAGCAGAAGATTGATTTATTGCAGGATATATCTACCGAGTTCACATATGCCATTGATGATGTAAGTGAGTTTGGTAGCCGCAATACTTCATACAGCAAAACAATTAGCATTCCGGGAACGGCAAACAACAACCTTGTCTTTGGTTACATCTTTGAACTTAACAATGCTAACTTCACAGACAACACGCTGCCAAACGTAGGCTATAACTTCAACGTAACTAAACAAGCTAACTGCAAAATCTTTATTGACAAGGTGCAGATATTTAAAGGCACTTTGCGAATTTTGGAAATAGTTATAGACAAAGAAACTATTGAATACCAATGTAGCGTAGTAGGAGAGCTAGGAGGGTTTATTAATCAGTTAGGAAATAAGCGTTTAGAAGATTTAGATTTTAGCGCTTACAACCATACTTATAGCGTAGCCAATATTAGTGCGAGTTGGGATAATGCCGGTGGTTCTGGCTATTACTATCCTTTGATTGATTATGGAAACGTTAGCACAGGACAATTCGGAGTAACTAAAAGGGATTTCCAATATACAACTTTTAGACCTGCTTTGTATGTTAAGGAGTACATAGAAAAAATATTTGCCGGAACAGATTACACTTTTAACTGCCCGTTCTTTGATGAGCCTTTATTTAAAAGATTGATTATACCTCACAACCAGACAAACATAACAACGTTAAATAATACAAGCCTTAACGCAGCAGCCAAGCTAATAACTATAAACACCAATTTGAGTAATATTGTAGAGTATACAATGGTAACGGCAGGTAGCTTTACACTTGATATGTTAGGTCAGTTATTTACTTATGGAGTAGTTCCAGCACCAACAATTACAACGGATATAAATATTTTATTGAGGGGTAACGTTACATTCTACAATCCACCGCTACCAAACTATTCTGTAATACTGTATAAAAATAATATAGAGATAGGCAGACAAGACTTTGATGCAAGTGTAAGTAATTTTATGAACTGCCAGTTTACAGTTAGCGGAGTTACTTTTGCGAATAACGACACAATGCAGGTTCAAATATCCGGCAACGGAATTATCCTATCTATTACAATGGGCGAGATAGGTATAACAACAAGCACCCCTACACAAGTACAAGTTAATTTAGGAGAAACGATTAAAGTAAACGATGTTATTCCAAGAGGTATATTTCAATCAGATTTCTTTTTAAGCATCGTTAAGATGTTTAACCTTTACGTTTATGAGAATAAGTTTAACGACAAGGAGCTGGTTATTAGTCCTTATGTAGACTTCTATCCTGACAAGTCAGCTGAGGCTTTGGATTGGACTAACAAAATAGATAGAGCAAAGCCTTTAAGCATAAAGCCAATGAGTGAGATTAATGCTCGTTACTATAATTACAAGTTCAAGGCTGATAACGACTTCTATGGCGAGAACTACCGCAAGAAGTACACCGAAGGTTATGGAGATTTTATTTACGATACTGAGTTTGACTTTGTAAAAGAAACCGATACCTTAGAAGTAATATTTGCAGCTTCTACATTGTACCAAGCAACAGGGCAAGACAAAGTATTTCCGGCAATCTATAAGAAGTCAAATACTAATAACGCAGAGGACAGAATGGATAGCATTATACGAATAATGCAGACTAAAAAGATTACAGGTGTAGGCAGTTGGAATATCATGAACGGAGCAAGTAATTTAGCATCTTATACAAGCTATGGTTATGCCGGACACTTAGATGACCCAATTAACCCTAATAACGATATAAACTTTGGCGCACCAAAAGAGCTACAATTTAGCCCTAACAGATACCCAAGCACAAACGTATTTAACGCTTATCATAGTCCTTATATTGCAGAGATAACAAGCAAGGATAGTAAGCTATTAACGTGCTTTGGTTTACTTGATATTATAGACATTTTCAACTTAGATTTTAGTAAGTATGTATTTATAGACGGGGTATTATTTAGACTTAACAAAGTAGAGAACTTTAACCCAATGGAATACAACACTACTAAACTATCATTTCTTAAAGTAATAGAAACAAAATACTAATGGCACAAGAGAACGTAGGTATAAATGTTAACGTACAAGGCAACGCAGTTGAGGCGATAGGTAACGTTAAAAAAGCATTAAAAGAAGCAAATGCCGAATTGATTAATGCACAAGCTAATTTTGGCGATTACTCAGACGAAGCTATTGCAGCAGCAAAAAGAGTAGCTGAATTAAAAGACAAGATTAGTGAAGCGAGAGAAACTGCTGATTTGTTTGACCCGGGAAAGAAGTTCCAAGCATTTGCCGGAGCTATCAATGCAGTTGCAGGTGGCTTTGCTGCCGTTCAAGGTGCGCTTGGTTTAATAGGTGTAGAAAGCGAGGAAGTAGAAAAATCTTTGTTAAAGGTACAATCTGCCTTAGCTTTATCACAGGGGTTAAATGCTATTACTGACTCGGCAAAAGACTTCCAACGACTTGCAACTACTCTTAAAAAAGATGTAGTAGCTGCTTTTAATGCAGTTAAAGCCGCAATCGGAGCAAGTGGTATTGGTTTGATAGTAATTGCATTAGCGGCAATAGTTACATATTGGGAAGATATTAAGGAAGCAGTTACTGGTGTAAGTGAAGAGCAAAAGAAACTTACAGAGGAAACAAATAAGAATGTAAAAGCACAACAAGAAAAGTTATCAGCTATTGATAGCCAAGATAATATTTTAAAGCTGCAAGGCAAGTCAGAAAGGGAAATTTTAGGAATTAAAATTAAACAAACTGATGAGGTAATCAAAGCAACTGAGCAGCAGTTAGCACAACAAAAGGTAGTTGTAAAAGCTCAGTTAGAAGCTGAGAAAAGAAACAAGGAAATTTTACAGGGCATTGTTAGATTTTTATTTGCTCCTTTATCACTTATCTTAACTACTGTTGACCAAGTAGGTAAGGCATTAGGTAAAGACTTTAAATTAGAAGAGAAGTTTTCTGGCGGTATTGCAGGGTTAGTATTTGACCCGGTAGAAGCAGAGAAAAAAGGTAAAGAGACAATAGCTGCTATTGACAAATCATTAGTAGATTTAAAGAATAAAAGAGCAGGTTATCAATTATCAATTAATGCTATTGACAAAGCAGCAGCAGATAAATCAGTAGAAATACAATCGGCAAAAATTGAAAAAGAACTTGCAAATGAAAAGAAGCTAACAGATGATTTACTAGCTGAGTATGAAAAAAGAAAAGGTATTGCAAAAAACGCAAAAATCTTAACTCAAAAAGAACTTGCAAAATTAGACGAAGAGGAAAGATTAAAACAACAGGAAGCAAACAATAAGAAATTTAATGACCAAATAGAATTCTTAGGTAAGCTTACTAATTATACTTTACAAAGTATTAAAACTCAACAAAAAATTAATGAAGATGCAAGAGCAGCTGAGTTACAAGCTGACATAGCTTTACAAGATGCTAAATTTGAAGCAGCATTTGCCGGGCTTAATTTATTATCTAGTTTAGCAGGTGAAAATGAAAAGATAGCAAACGCTATTTTTGTAATTGATAAAGCCTTAGCTATTGCTAAAATTGTAGTAGATACACAAAGGGAAATATCTGGGTATTATGCAACATATTCTACGTTAGGTCCAAAAGGTTTAATAGCAGCAACTAAATTTTCATTAGCTGCAAAGATTAGAGCAGGAGCAGGTATTGCATCTATTGCGGCTACTACTATTAGTAAATTCAAAGGCGGTGGCGGTGCAGGTGGAGTAGGCGGTGGGGCTTCTGCTCCAAGTGTTTCAGCAGATGCACCATTACAACCCCCACAACCACAAACTACAACTTTAAGCAACCAGACAATTAACGCAATAGGCAACCAAGCCGTTAGAGCCTACGTTGTAGAGAACGATGTAACAAGTAACCAACAAAGAATAGCTGCTATTCAGCAAAGGGCAAGGTTCGGTTAAATGATAACAATTTAAAACACTTAATATTTAAAGATATGGATTTACCTGTTTATTTATTAGACATTAGCGAGGATATAAATGACGATGCAGAAGTAGATTACGTTGCATTAGTTGATAGACCGGCTATACAAAAGAATTGGAATGCTTTTAAGAACCAACAACGCTTTGAAGTGGTTAGCGAAGACAAGCGCATTATTTCTGGACCTCTTATGCTTGCTGACGTACCTATTTTTCGCAGCGATGCTACTTATGGCGATTACTATGTGGTGTTCTCTAAGGATACTATTTTTAAGATTGCTCAAAAGTTTTTCAAAAAAGGCTACCAATCAAACGTAAATTTAATGCATTCTCCTGATGCTCAGGTAGAAGGGGTAACAATGTTTGAGAGCTTTATTACAGACGAGAGCAGAGGCATACTTCCGATGAAGGGTTTTGAAGATGCGCCAGACGGCTCGTGGTTCGGTTCTTTTAAAGTAGATAACGAGAACGTATGGAACGATGTTAAAGAGGGCAAATTCAAAGGGTTTAGCGTAGAGGGTTTATTTACTTACAAGACTAAGCCAAGCAAAGAACAAGAACTTATGAATGCAATAAAGGAAATATTGCAACGGGTTAAATGATAAACTAAATCTTTTATTAATATTTAAACAAAAAGAATGATGAACGCAAAAGATGCAATTATGCAAATTAGGGCTTTGTTCGAAGATATGCCACAAGTAGAAGCACCTGCTCCTATTGAAGCACCTATCGAAGAAGTACCTGTTACATTCGCAGAATATAGCCTTATGGATGGGACAAAGGTTATGATTAGCGAACTTGCTATCGGTGGTCAAGTTACCCTAGCAGACGGAACACCTGCTCCAAGTGGTGAACACCAATTAGCAGACGGCACTCAAATCGAGTTAGACGAAGCCGCTAAAATTATCTCTATTGAAACCCCAGAAGCAGAAGCGGAAATCGCTGACGAAAATCCTGCTGAAATGGGAAAGAAGTATGATGAGAAAATGGCTGACGAAATTTCGAGCTTAGTAGCTGAAAACGAAAATCTTAAATCACAAGTAGCACAATTAGAGGCAAAAGTTAAGAATGGTTTTAGTCAAGTAGCTGAACTTATAGAAGCACTTACTAAGACACCTAACGCTGAACCTATTGCGCAGCCAAAACAAACATTCGGTTCTAACGTAACTACAAAAGATATGAAGTACGATAGAATTGAAAAATATAGAAACGCTTTATTAAACAAATAAAAATAAAATAAAATGGGATTTGATGTATCTGCATTAGCAAACTATACAAAAGAAAACGAAGCTCTACTTGTAA